AATCTTCCTAATAATAGTTCTATTTATACAAAAAAATAATCATTATGAGTTAAAAGATGAATCGAATTGTTCATTATCCATTGTTTCAAGATCAAGTGAGAAGTCTGGTCTTGCTGCACCAGCACTGTCACCTAATCCACCTAAGCCATTACCTAATCCACTATCATCAAATGTAAATGAATTTGCCGTTACAATTTCATTAACATCTCTATAAAATCCTTGTAATTGTGTTGCTGTAAGTGATTGATATTCACTGACTTTTTCATCAAGTCTTGCTCTAAATGTTGTGCCATCAGCAGAATCAAATAATGCTGTTAATTGAGTAAAAGGAACTTGAGCTGTCATTGACGCACTTGAAATAACTTTTCTGTTAGCACTATCTTCAATTGCTAGTGGTGCAGTAAAAGTACTTATAGCTTCAACATCTGTTACGACTTCTCCAGCGATATAAAACCCTGCAGGATGTACAAACTTTTTATATAGTTCAAGCCATGTAACTTGAGATATTGGACTTTTAACTAAGATTGAAAAAACTTGATATAATCCATTATTTCGAATAAATTTATTTGATTCAGCACCTATTTTACTTAGAGGTCCTGCTGAATCGTGTCCTATTGTAAAAATATCTTGTTTAGGATATACAACTTCAGGGTGTACTTGAAAAAAAGCTCTAAAAAATTCTTCAATTGAAAATCTACTTCCTTTTGTTCTATGTAATTCATGAATTCTTTGTGCATAAAAATTAGGATCAATAAAATTTCCACCGGTGTTACCACCAGCTATTTCTTGTATTAAATAAACTAATAAGTCTGACGATACTTCTTGTGTATCTCTTGAATGATATATTCTTTTGAGCTTATGATTGAATGAGCTTGCTCCATCAGAATCCAAGTACTCATAGTATTTTTCTAAAAAAGTTACAAGCTTAGGATAATCTTGAGTAAAATGTTCAGGTAAAGATTCACGAACTTTTCTTCGTAAAAAATTACGAGGTCTTCTATTATAATGATAATTTATATTGGACATTAATAACCTGAACTAGTTGAACCACTTGAACTTGTAGATGAAGATGTTGTTACAGAAGAAACTCCACTACCAGCTAAAGCAACTTGTGTTTCTTGGTAATCAAATGTAGCTGATGCTTTTGAAGCTACAGTGTCAATATCAATAACAGTTGCTCTTAAAGGTCTAATAGTACTTTCATTAGCTGGTTTTGCCGATATTTTTAGTATATCATTAACAACTGCAGTAGGTGCAAAACCTACTAAATCTATTCTTCCACTTGCTGGATTATAAGCACCTATGTTATCCACTTCAACAGTTCCTCCAGTATTTACTATTTCTAAAATATTTGATTTTGCTCTATTTCTTATTGTGCAATTTTTTGAATTAAAAGTAAATCTTGATGAAGTTATAATTGCATCATCTGTTGTACTTATTTCTGCAAGTTTTACAGGAAAGTTTATTTGATAATCTCTTATAGAACCAATGGTTGGTGTAAAACGTTTCTGAACTTTTATTGACATTTTGGTGTTTAATATTGATTCATCTACATCATCAATTATTGTTAATAAATTTGACCTTCTGAAAACTTGACCAAACTTTGCCAAGTTATTCGTAAAATAAGTGTTGATTGTATTTTGTATTAAACTTTCAGTTGAACTTGATGTACTACTGGTTAAGTCGGGATCAAAATTAAAAGTAGTCAATATTTCAAGAAATGTAGTTTGTGGATCGATAAAAACTGTATCAATACTCGCTATCGCAAAGTTACTTGTTAATTCACTTATTATTTTTGATTTAACATCAAGCTGTGTTGCATCATCAACATTATTTTTAAATTTTAATGAAACATAAACTCTACCGTAAACAGGTGGATCATTGTCTGCACCTCCCCATGAAGCCACGTCTTCAACGTATGATCCATAATTTGTAAGTATTTGCGATTTATAATCTTCAGCTGTAACCATACGTCTTTGAGATGTAAAATATATTGGTGCATTTTGTCTTATTGATTCTATACCTTCTTTGAAAGAACCACCAGCAGCTGATGCACTCGTGACATTAGTAAGACTTACACCTTCAACCTGTGCAGTTGTTTCGAATATATTTGCTCCGTTTGCTGCAGGACCTTTTGTAGATAAGTAATCAATTACTATTTTATTACCAGCACTTGGTGCTTTACCTGTGCTTGTTCCATCGCCGAATATTATTTCATAATAACCATTAGGAACTTCTTTTATTTGGTAGTGTGTAGATGTAGGAGTAATTCTTGTGGCTGTATTAATATTTGTGTATGTATCAAAGGTAGAACTTACAGCAGTATCAAAAACACGAACTCTTATTGTTGTTGTATCAATAGTTACATCAGGTATGACATAAATTTGTGCATCTGTTGTGTCACCTACAAAAAAAGTTTTTATTTTTTCTGTTCCTTCATAAACTGGTATATCAGTTAAACCAACTGAAGTTTTAAATGTATATAAACCATTAATATCAGGAGTTGCAATATATGCTTCCCTTGTCTGAAAAACATATGAAACATTATCAATTGATGTTGTAAATTGTGTGTTTCTTGGTAGGCTAACTGCACTAGGTCTGTTAACACCTGATATATTAATAGTTAAGTTTAATTTTGCTAAAGCAGATGCATATGATCGTGGTACATAACCAAGAGCTTCAGCATGTGATATTATAGAACTTCTTAGTTGTGCCGTATTTAAAAAACTTTCATTAAGTGCAAAATTAGTTATAAGACCATTGAAATGAGTATTATATGCAAGAACATCAAGTATGTTACTTAAAGCTGAGGCTTCAAAATCATAATCACTAAATTCATTTTGCTTCTTAAAATACTCTTTAAGTCTTAATTTAATTGTATCAAAATCTAAATCAGTGGATTGAATTGTAGTTGTCATTTATCTTAACCTTGTTAAATTTAGTTCAACACTCTCTTGTTGTAATGTAGATAATATTAAGAATCTAACTGTTACTCTTACGTCATTATTATCTGGACTTACTACAGTATTGATGTTTAATATTTGTACTCTTGGTTCATAACTTTCAATTGCATTAGAAATTCTTTTTTCTAAGCCAGCATCATCTATCTCAGTACTTAATCTAAAAAGCATGTCTGAAAGATTTCCACCAAATCTTTGCATGAAAGGTCTTTCAGTATAATTAGTTAATAATAATGTTCTTACAGCTTGCTTAACTGCAGCTGCATTTGTTTTTTTAAATATATCAGCCTTTACGTTAACACCAGCACTATCTGTACCAATAAATTTTGAAGCAAAGCTTAAATCAATATCAGAGTTTTGTTTTACTCTAGTGACAACAATGCTTTTTGCATTTGGATTTCCATCTTCATTTGAAAAAACTCTTGTTGGCATAGTACTTCCTTATGTTCTATTTATACATAAATTCATCAGTATTCACCGGCACCTGAACTTGATGTACTGGCTGAACTTTTTTCTGATGGATACAAATTATATAAGTTTTGATTGTATGTAGGTTTTGCGTGATTTTGATCTGATAAAGGCATATAGAACGTTATACCGGTATATTCAATAAACGTATGAACATGACTGTCTCCACTAACTTTACTTTTTTGAGTATATAAAGGATAAAAATATCCTTTTTTACCTGCAGTAAATCCAAAGTTACTTGTACCAAAAACTGCAAATGGTTTGCTTTCATCAAGTGGTTCTGAACCTGTTTCTTCAGTTTTTTCTTCTTCACCTATTTCAAGTAATTCGCCAGTTGCTTGTACTGAATTGTTAAAACGTGTTTCTATTATGTTATTATAGGTTACAGACCAAGGTGATATGATTTCAGGCATTATTAATATGATATCAACATGCAAAGTTCCATCAGGATTATAACTATCATAATTTAATATTAATTTTTCGTATTCAATATTATTTTTTAAATACACAGCTAAATCAAATGTTTTATCAAATGCTATTTCACCTTTTTGATTTATCAGTTCATATACGACAGCTCTACCATTTGTTTTTAAATAGTTAATTCCATCAGTAACATCTAAATCTTCACTTGGTCCTTCTCTATAATATCCTTCTGATACAACCATTCTAAAATTTTCAAATCCTTTTGCTCCTCTTAACCCTGGCGATGAATTTATAAGTTCTATCACTTCAGCATGCAAATAATATTGTTTAGCTAATAATAATTTATCAGAATTACTTAAATGACTTAAACCATTAGGATCGCTATGACTTCCTAAAAATTTTGCTAGTGTTGTAGTTTGAGTTAATCTAGTTCTACCGCTTATCGTAGGTTGATTTCCCGGATCATAAAATCCGTTTGGTACTATTTCTACTCTACGTGCCATGTTGAAATACCTTTGCTTTTGGATTTGATGGACCTAGTGCTTCTTCACCTCTTTGTGATTTATCATCTACACTTACTGATTTACCAAACTGTGGAGGTATTGCGTTTGCAAAATCTTTTGAAACTAAACCTTCTGAAACAATTTCACCTACAAAGGTTTCATTTGATAAAGTATTTGGATCTCTTAACTTGGATCTTACGCTTTTTATAGTTAAATCATTTACTGTTATTCCACCATAATTTCTACTTCTATTAACCGAAAATTTTAAATCATCAAATGTATCAATTTCAATTTGTCTAACACCGTATTCTGGATCCGTCATAACAGATGCTAATATTGAAGTATCAGGCTGCACTGTGTTTTTATTTGTTGCTTCAGTAAAAGTTACTGAAGATTGCGCACTACCTGCTGCTGGACCTACTGCTGCGGTTGCTGCTTTACCTGCAGTATTAGCATTACCTGCTAAGTTGCCATTAAATGTAGGTGCAGTCATTCCGACATCAGCTATTACACCTTGTGACGCATGGATAGATGTTGAATTAACTCTTGGTATGTGAGCTGTCTTACCATAATAAACAATTTCATGGCCACCTACTGTTCCACTATCACCTACAACAGATAAGCTTTTTGCAGCTATATTTATATCAGGTGATGTCATAATAGTTTTATTTTCGCTAGACATTATTAACTTTCCACCAGCATCTATTTCAACAATACCTTCCACATTAGCTTCATGATTACCTTTTATAATTTCGTTTTTATCACTTAATACCGTTAACGTGTCAACACCTAAAATAGTTTCTGCTTTATTTTCTCCAACAGTCAAAGTTTTATTTTTAGTTATTGATTCAATATAAGAGCTTTTAACTATTTCTTCTTTATTTCCTGTAACATTAACATTAAAATCGCCACCAACTTCTAAATCAAAATCACCTGCAACTCTCATTTTTAAGTTACCATTATATACAACTTCACCATCTCCTTCGATAATAGCTTTCTCATTAGCTGCAACTATTCTTAAAGTATTATTTGTTGAACTAAATATTACAGAACCATCAGCTCTCATTTCAACGCCTGATCCGGTTCTATGTCTTATCATTACTCGTTCTCTGCCATTAGTGTCATCATATTCAATGATATGACCAGAAGCAGTTTCTTTAACTTGATTATTTGGATATTCAGTAGAAGGTTCATCGTTTAATTCAAAATCAAGACCAGGGACGCTACCTCCAATATATACATTAGAAACTTTTGTACCACGTGCTATATTATTTACAGATGATACGCCAACATATTCTTTTCTTGGAAATTGCTTATTAG